CAACGCAACGTGTTTACACCACTCGTAAAAAAGTCGCCGATATTGCCCGCGAGCTGGAACGGGCAGCTCCATGGCTTACGTTCAAGATGGCAAAGGATCGGGTTAACTGGTGCTTGCAGGTATTTCAGGCGAAAACTTTCCTATCTGCAAGGCAAAGCCTGAAAGCTGAATCTGAATGATTTGTTTAGCAATTAGTGCTTATTTTGTTATTGGTAGTTGATTTCAGGTCTAAAAATTAGATAATCCGTTCATGCTTGGCAGAGCTGCGCCACTCGGCAGCGACAAAAAGCGACAATTTGAATATAACGAAAACCCCGCAGTGCGGGGTTTTTGCTTTCCGGCGATACGACAGGGGTATTCGCGAGATGCATTGCATCAGTACCCCTGTCACATCGTCGTAGAGCATTGAAACGAGTTTCATCAGATGTTAAATTTTTGGTGTGGTGAATCCCCCTATGCGGAGGGGCATTGCCAGTCTGATATGTTTTTTTGCGCATTGCGAGTCGTCTGTGGACTGGCGGCGACTTACCGGGAGGCACCCGGCACCACACCTAATAAAAAATGATGATAGCTGTAAGGCCCACTTCGGTGGGCTTTTTCTTTGGGCAAAAAAAAAGCCCGCATGGTTTCATGCAGGCAAGGCAGTTACATTTAGATTTTGTCCCGGTATATGTTTTTTTGTCCGGAAGTCGAAAGATACTGTCTCGAATACATTTTGTAAATAACGGATTCAAATCACAAGGCCATGCATTTGCATGGCTTTTTTATTATCAGGTCCCGCAGGAATCATCATCGACACGCTTCGTTGTTAAATCCAGCCTGACGGGCCTGACCCTTTTCAAACACACAGCTTCCCGATTTTTCATCGGAGGCGGTAACTATGGCTAAACGTATGCAAGACAAAGAGAGCATTGCCGGGATGTCCTGGCTGGTTCTGCTGATCATTGCTTGCTGGGGTGGACTTGTCCGCTACCTGATAGATGTGAAGCAGAGCAAGGCAACATGGAGCTTGATCAATGCTCTTGCCCAAATGGTGGTTTCAGGGTTTACCGGCGTTATTGCTGGCCTGGTGAGCATTGAAAGCGGATTGAGCATTTACATGATACTGGCCACTTCCGGAATTAGCGGGGCAATGGGTTCTGTTGCTTTGACCTATTTCTGGGAGCGCATTACCGGAGTTAAGGTGCCATGACAGCAGATCAGATTATCGAGGGCATCCTCGGTAAAGAAGGGGGTTACGTAAATAACCCGAATGATAAAGGCGGCCCAACGCGCTGGGGTATCACGCAGACTACCGCCCGCGCATATGGCTATAGCGGCGATATGAAGGCGTTACCACGGGATACAGCCAAAGCAATTTATCTGTCGCAATACTGGACAGAACCGAAGTTTGACTGCATCGCCGAGTTGTCGCCAGCCATTGCACAGGAATTGTGTGATACTGGCGTGAACATGGGGCCACGTGTCGCCAGTACATTCCTGCAGCGCTGGTTAACGGCGTTGAATATGCAGGGCAAGCTATATCCGGATCTGAAGACGGACGGCGCGATCGGCAATCTCACCATCGCCGCCCTGAAAAGTTATCTCGCCGTTCGTGGCAAAGATGGCGAAGCCACGCTGCTAAAGGCGCTGAATTGCAGCCAGGGGGCTCGCTATCTTGAGTTGGCCGAAGCGAGGCCGGCTAACGAAGCGTTTCTATACGGCTGGGTTAAAGAGCGGGTGAGCCTATGAAGATGATTATTTTCGCTCTGCTGGCGCTGGTGGCCGTGCTGGTTCTGTTGCTAGTGCGCAAATATACCCGGCTGGAGTTTGTTGGTCATGCCCGGTTGCTGCTTAAAACATGGTCTGTCCGCCTGGGTGCTGCCGGCGCTTTGGTCGGTGTATGGGCCCAATCATTTCCGGACGCAGCTCTTCATGCCTGGGCGATGCTGCCGCCGGATATCAAAGATATTCTGCCTGCAAACATTGTGGCAATGATTAGCCCGGCCCTGGTGGTGCTCGCCATCCTCTCTCAATACGTCAGACAGCCAAAGCTGAAAGAAATAGCCGATGAGCAGCAGGAGGCGCAATGAGCCTTGAATTTATCAGCGGGCTGGTAGTCGTTCTGCTTGGCTTAATCGCTGGCGCGTTTGGGTTAGGCCATGCGCGCGGGACCAGCAAGGCGGAAGCCAAAGCCGAGCAGCAGCGCACTGAAGAAAACGCCGCTGCTACCGTCGCCGCGGCAGAACGGAAAGCAGATGTTATTCAAGAGGCCAGTGATGTACAGCAGACTGTTAGCCATATGCCTGATGACGATGTTGATCGGGAGCTGCGCGAGCACTTCACCCGCCCCGGTAGTCGTTGATACAGGGTGCCTGTGGGCGAAAATTATCTATCTCACAGACCACGATATCGAAGTGCTGGATAAGCAGACGAAGCGCGACATTCTGGCGCACAACAAATCAGTGCTGGCCAACTGCCCGCAACCAACCGACAGGGTTACGCGATGACCAAGGTAAAGAATATTGAATTTCGACTGAGCAAACTTGAGAAAGGGCCAGACAAGAATGTTCTGGCCATCATGGAGATAAGGTCGAGGGCTATTGCAGGTACGGTGTTGAACCAGGTACGAAATCAGGTGTTGAAAGGTCAATAATTTCGCTAAATACAGCCTCATAGGCCTTATTCATCTTATCTACTGTTTCTGAAGTGATATCACTTGTTGAAGGTATATCGATACCATCCATAAGTTTTATTTCAGCGAATTTTTCTAAAAATTGAAGGACGTCCTTTTTTTGGTCTTCAGGCATTGTTTGCACGATACAAGCAACAACGTTTCTCAGGGCCAAAATTTGTGCGTGAGTAACATAATAAGGATCATTCATAGCTTCTTACCTGTTCTGTTGAATTTGGTGATTTAACAGTATCAGGCTGAGATGACGGCCGCCACCATGTGGCAACAGTTACACGTTATGCCTCGCACAAGCGGGGCTTTTTTTATTGGAGATGATAAGGATGCCCGCACTGATCCTCCGTGCCTGCCGTAAGCGTGGATGCGCAGGTACAACCACCGGGCGCTCAGGCTACTGCGAGATACACCGTAATGAAGGCTGGCACCAGCATCAGCAGGGCAAGAGCAGGTAGATATAGAAACCGCCATTGTTTCGCCAGCTCAGGTTAGATAAATACCGTTGGCAGGCCTATTACACTGCAATTACCGAATAGTGATAATAGCTGTATAACCTGAAAATACAGGCTGAACAAACATATACAACTAATAGCATTAGCAACTAATTGTTACAGTGAAGGGGCTTAGCACCTCGGCATTGAACTTACTTTCAGCGACTGAGCGACATTCAGGCAGCAGATCTGCAATACGTTCTATAAGTGCCCCTGGTGTTGAGGATGAAAGTTCTTTAGCTGCTAGCGCTAAAGCCAGATCATAAGCAACAGACTCTTTCGTTCTGCCGCCAGAAAACACATTGTATGACATAGTTGACCTTACTTTTTTAAGTTGAGAAAAATGATTTATATCTTTTTTCTATATTCTTCGCCCAGGAACTGATAGAGCGATCTGAACTGGTTCGTTTGACTTACAGGAAGATAATTACTGCTGAGCACCATTCCTGAAATAATGATGCATGTAAGTGTGAACAGATAGTCCTTAAGTTCGATATCTGTCATTTGATAGGATTCTTCATTTGCAGCTGAAAGTCCTAAGCGATATGGCTTAAAAAGCAAAGAAGGAAATTTTTTAATGTCTTTCACCCTTCCTCCGGAAGGAAAAAGTATCCACATTTAGGGCAAATACACGTGATGTTTTTACGTATTTTGCTGGAACTTTGCTCCATGATATGAGAGCAGTGAGGGCAAGTCACCTTCACCTGTTTATCCATGTACATCTTAAGATCATCAAAGATAGTCATAAATATTACCTGGTGGATGTGTGGGTACTTAGTATACTCCCGTAATTAATGGATTGCTCATTTATTGACCTGCCAAGCCCGACACAGGTCTTCTCTGTGCAAGTGCAGGGAGGTAACATATCTAGCTGGCATGATGATCCCTAAGCATCCTCGGGGAAGATAACCTATTATTTATAATAGGTTGGGATCACTTAAGGAGTGTTTGAATGAAAAATGAAGAATTTGAACGTAAAGTCGAAGATGAGATTTCTGCTCTCATTAAGAAAAAGATCGCTGAAATCAGGAAAAAAACTGGTAAAGAGGTTTCTGAAATCGAGTTTATTCCAGTTGAGACAATGAATGGGCTTGATGGATACGAAGTAAAAATCAAGCTGATGTAAACGTTAAAAAGGTCGCCGCGGCGCTGAGGAATCCCCAGTAATGGGCGGGTGAAAAAAGACAGGCATAGAGTTTTGTGATCTACTGATTGTGCTATCAATTCAATGAGATCACCTCTATGCCTGCCTGCCGAGTATGTCAGAATTTCTTCCGGGATGCTTTAGCTCCGTTTCACAAATACCGACAAAATACCCTCCTTGACGCCACGCTTGCCTTAATCAACGGCGCGTCACTGACGCTGTCCGGGCTGGAATCATCAGCGACCAGACAGCCCTGAGGGCGCTAGAGGAATACATCAATACGCAGTGTTTGAGATAAAAAAATCCCGCCGGTTCAGGCGGGAAACGTGTTCACAAATACAATTCGTTACGGGATGGGTAGTAGCACGGTGAAGAAAGCGCGGAGTGATGAAAAATCTGAAAATGCACCGCAGGACTGATGGCTGACCAGGCCGCTATCGTTAAGAAATGGCCCCACCCTGAGGGCTATTGTTTTAACGACGCAAGGTATTTCACGTGATGGCTCTTTTAGCCCAAGAGTCATCCCGGAAACAACAAGCGCAAGCGCTGGGTTGGTTAAAAAATGCTCTATTGGTGATATGATAAGGCCCATTTATTGAAAGGGTAATCATCATGTCATTTTTCGATTACGCATTAAAACGTATAAATATTGCGTCAAAAATAACAGTGACTTGTCCTGTTTGCGGGCATAAATCCAATCATCCGACTACAAAGGTACGCAAGGAACAGGCGTTACTCTGCCCGAGATGCAAATCACTGTTTGTCATTCACAGGTAACATGCCGCCAGACTGAAACTAACCGCCTCAGGGCGGTTTTTATTGCCTGAATTAGAGGGTCTCTTTGCGGGATGACTCTGTACTGCTAAGTCGAATGGTTGTTACTTTCTCTTTCGAAAAGATAAAAGCAGACCAGGCGCGACATTCTGGAGCACAACAAATCAGTGCAGGCTAACTGCCCGCAACCAACCGAAAAGGCTACGAAATGAGTGAAGCAAAACCGCAGGACGGCAGCACTGTAAAAGGCTACCGCACATTAACCGCGGGCGAGATTGAGCGCATGAACCGCCTCAAAGGCGTCAGCCGCCACTTATGTAGTTTGCTTGATACCGAGCGAGGTGAATTGTTGGCTGTCCGTAATGGCCCGGCAATGTTAAGTGCTGAGCAGGCTCGGGAGATTGATGAAGCTTTGCGCTGTCTGGCAATCGCTCGCACCAAAATGTACCAAGCCTCCAC